TCTTCATGATTTAGAATAGATGTCATAGACTTAACTCTTTTAATATTTGTTGCCATCTATTTTTATAAGTATAATTAGACTTAACTAATTCATGTCCTGCTTTTCTAATCTCTTCACGCTCTTCATCATGCTCTATGTAGTAATCAATTAATTCTTTTAGTTGTTCAAAGTTACCGTACTCGTAAAATACTAAATGTTTTTTGTCTTCAAACTCTCTTTCCATACCCTTTACGTATGGGTGAATCATAAAACCACCACGCCCTAAAGTTTCATAAACACGATCAGACCAATAATCTGGGTAATCAAAGTTTATACAAAGAGTGTCACCAACAACAACTTTTGTAGACCAGTAAAGTTTATTGAGTGTTAGTCCACGAATTGATGGTAATCCACCACTTCCATACTGTTTAAAGTTGTTTTTGTAGTTATCCTCAAGCCAGTTAATAAGCTTAGGCCTATAGCTCCACTCTTGGTGATATTTTTTACTACCAACAAATATAACTTGGTTGTCTAAGTTTGACTGCTTATAAATACATTCTTTATCATAAACTCCAGCAGGTACGTAATGACCAACTACACTTGTTTTTTCATTAAACCATTCAGACATCTTGCTATCTACTGTGAAGAAATGCCCAATGTGTCTATATACTGGGTGAGTGTCTAGATCCTTTTGTCTTTGTAGTCCAAACCAAAGATCAAGATGATAGGTCATTGTTGGGACATTATATTCTTTAAGTGTTAACAACACCTTGTCCATTTCAAACTTTCCAGGAGTCTTCCACCCGTGTGTATGAATCCATATAAAAAGATCTGAGTCAACAGAAAGCTTTAATATGTCTTCGCTTTTAGCTTCTGTTTCCTGTAATCTTATGACTTTGTGCCCCAAAGATTCCAGGGTATTGGCATGATGACTCTCACTAGTATAGTCAACACGAAAGTTACCAAGAAAAACTATTTTTGACATTGCCACCCTATCTTATTTGTTCTTAATATTATATCATGCCTAATATGTTATACTATTATAAAAGGTATGGGGAATATGAATTTTATATATATATGTCGTATTGGTGAAAATGAAGAGCTAAGGTATTCTATTAGGTCAGTGCTTAATAGCTTCCCAGAAGCCAGTATATGGGTTATAGGCGGTAAGCCAGACTGGTACGTTGGAAATTATATATATGTTGACCAAAATAATAGTAAATATCATAATGCCATGTCTAATCTTAATGCCCTATGTAATTCAGATTTAACCCCTGAAGAATTCTTTCTAATGAATGATGACTTCTTTATATTACAAAAGATAGATAAAATAGATACTCTTCATGGAGGTTTGTTGTCTGAAAAGATTAGTAGATATCAACAAATAGCAAGGTCTTCATCCTACATTAGAAAATTGTTCTCAACTAACGACAGACTAAAGAAAAATAACATACCAGATCCTTTAGACTATGAACTCCATGTTCCGATGCACATGGAAAAACAAAAGCTAAAGAAAATTATAGATCAATACCCAGAACTTTTATGGAGATCTATGTACGGTAATACTTTTAGTGTTGGTGGAATTGAATACCAAGACGTAAAGGTATACGGCAGCCATGTTATTAGATCTGAAAGAAAGGGAATAGACTATGCTAAAGATATATTTTTATCTACAGATGACATTTCTTTTAAAAAGATAGTGTTGCCAGAATTTCAAAGTATGTTTAGTGCTAAAAGCACTTTAGAGAAATAAACTAAGATTCTTCTTTATCTTTCTTAAAGAATCTTTTAAACCATCTTTCTATTTTTTGTTCCATCTTTCCACCAGCAGTCTCGTTTTTATAGTAATCACTCTGAAAATAAGGTGAAGCAAAGGTTTTAGCAAAATGGTTTCGTCCCATTCCTAAATTATACCACTATAACTTGAGCCTCTACTAGCTTATCGTAGATGTTAGACATCATAAAACCAAGACTCATTTGACTTTGTGCTATGCTTTCATTAGCCTTTTCTTCGCTCATACCGTTGTCTAAACAGAATTGTTTATTGTCTGTATTGATTGATTCCATCATAATTGCTACTGCATCTTCTTTGTTCATAGTTATATTATATACCTTTCATTGTTAAATAGTCAAACCCATTGGCTTAACTTAGAGCGAGTGACCAGAATCGAACTGGCACTACCAACTTGGAAGGATGGTGCACTACCATTATGCAACACTCGCTTAGCTGGGGATGCTGGATTCGAACCAGCGACCTAGAAGTTAACAGCTTCCCGCTCTGCCTGCTGAGCTAATCCCCATTCGTACACCAGATAGGACTTGAACCTATGATAGCCGAATTATGAGTTCGGTGCCTTAACCAACTTGGCTACTGGTGCCTATGTCCCCCTGGCAGGAATCGAACCTGCGACACATGGCTTAGAAGTCCATTGTTCTATCCACTGAACTACAGAGGGGTATCGTGTTCTTTAGAATGTCTAGACAATGTTTCATGTGCAAAAATACCTTTTCTAACCTCAAGTTCTTTTTTGCAAACGGGACAAATAACTATTCTAGTTATCTTGATCAACTCCATATGTCATCTGAACATAGCATGTAGCCCAACCAGCAACAAACATAGCAATTCCTATAAATATTTCCATTAGTATCCTCCTAAACATAAATTACGAGTATGGTACAAACGATTTTCTGTAATAGTTTTTTTAGTAGGAGCAAAAAGTTTTTCACTACATGCCCCACACATAAAAGACCACTCACGAGCAAAAAAGTCATACTTAGAACCTTTATAGTTTGCGTACTTTTTAGTTACAAACTCTAAAAAATCATCAGGCATGTCGTATCTCATATACTAAGTATACTCTTTCTAAGATAAAAAGTCAATATTAGTTGGCAATAGGTATCTGACTTCATCAATTATGTCATGTTTTAAGGCGGTATTAATCATTTCACTAGCATAACCTTCATTAGGCTCAGCTGAAAAATACACTACATAGTAAGCACCAATGTCTACAGTTTGTATTAAGGCACCATTAGCAATAGCTTTTTTAACATTATCTGTTCTCTTAGCTCCTGGCCTTTTGCCATCGCCATCAAGACCACCCTTGGCTTCTACATACTCAACAAGATCATACTTGCTATCATAAGCAACAAAGTCTACTTCACAACCAGCACCCTCAATATAAACATTTGGCTGGATACAATCAAAGCCCCTACTAACCAAATCTTCATATACAAGTTCTTCAAAAGCATCTCCTGACTTTTTTGATTCTGATTGAAAGTTCATTAAACTTCTTTCTTAATAATTGGTTCTAACCTATCCCAATAACCATCTTTATTACCAGTATACACCTGTCCTGTTTCACGGTCAACTAACATCCACTTTGTAGGTGAAAGAGTATGTACTTGTAAATCTACAGGCTCATCCAATTCTTCAAACTCAAAACTATTACGCATTAATCAGGCATGTCCCATTCTTGTGGAATAAGGGCAGGATCTAAAGTTTTAATCCCAAATTTTTCATATGCTGCACGAGCTGAAGCATTGTTTTCTATAGCAAGTGTAGTTACAAATCCAAATTCTTGTGCAACCTGTCCTTTAAACTTATGAGAATCTTGATAGTTACCAGGATTCATAACAAGCCTATCATATTTAATGCTAGCGTTATGTAGTTGAGCAACAGTTTTAATTCTTTCAGAACTGTTTCTGCCAGTTACGATAACCTTGGTATCATAAATACTATTTACATAATCAATGACGTGCTGTATAGGAGTACCGTCCCTTTTTAAAAGGGTATCATCAATATCTATAATTATCAACCTTTTCTCCAATGCATAAATGATTTAACATATACAATACCATAAGCAATAGCAGCAACGATAAACCCATATTGGTCTGTAGCAATGGCATAAGCAATCCATAAGCATTCATTAACACATAGTACCAACCAACCCCAGATAGTCTTTCTACCGACCAGGAAGATGCCTGTAACGCCTATTGCTGCTAATACCCATGACCACATTAGAAATTACCTAAGTGTTGTGCAAGGATATCTTGACGAATTCTTGCAATCTTTGCCTCATGGCTAGAAACCTTTGGCTTATCTGCTAATCTTTTCTTATTCTTTATTGCTCTTTTTACTTTATGCTGTGAAGATTTTACATTTGTTTTTTTCATTCTTGTTCCCCTTTATCATTATCCCAATATGCTTTACCAAATTCATCATAGTCATCCCATGCTGATCCTTTTAAGAATTCTTTGTCATCAGAAAAATCAACTTCATAAAAGGTCCCCCACCAACGATATGGTTTGTTTAAAATTCTCCATACTTTTGCACGGTACTTATATTTAAATCCCCAATTAGCATTTTCATCTAAGTCTACAGCTTTAATAAGACTCCTAGTAGCAATAGCACCACACCAATTGGCAATCCAACGAAGTGGAACTATCTTAGTATTCTCAATCTTCGTGGTTATCATCTTTTTCCCACACCAATCTGCCATCTTTATAGACAGGCCAATAGCCGAGAGATTTCCAGTCCATACGAAATATGCTTGATTCTTTCATTCGTAATCCTCATCATCATAATCTTCATCTATTTCAATTACGTAGGCAACACTAGATTGTCCTTGATGAAAAGAAGGTGGGTCTTGCCATATACCCCAAGATAATTCATTATCCGATAGCGATTCCGATACTAGGTCTCCACCCCATTGGGATGCATAAGTTGTTGTCATACTCTAAGTATAGCGGATAGAATGGTTTAAGTCAAATACAGACTAGGCATTAGGATTAATTAGAGATTTTTTACCAGCAATAAGATCTTCAATAAGAGCACATACTACAGCATACTCTTCTTCAAAGATTTTTTGTGATCTACCAGCACCAACGCCAATAATCTTTCCTTCTTTTTCTGCTGCCTCTTTAACGCCTTTTTCTGAATCATAATTCAATACTGTACATTGGAACCATTTTGCAATATATCCATCTTTATCAATAATATATTTTTCAAAGTTTCCACCTTGCTCAGATCCACCAGTATCCATGTTTAACCAGTGTGAGTAGTATTCTTTTTTATTTACAATTCCTAATTCTTTTTCTTTAGCTGCCATCGTAATCATTTGATCTGAAACTTCTTTGTAAAGATCATGAGTTTCTTTTCTTGGTTGACCCAATCCATTTACTGTTGCATCTCCGTTGTGAGGACTAATTTCATTAACAGAAATATTTGGATTTGATGCTACCATCTCTGAAAATTGAAAAGTAGTTCCATAAACATCTCTACCATATTCCTGTGAGTCTAAACCACAAGTGATACCCTGTGACCACTTACCATGAGTAATTCCTGGACCGCAGTAGTCGTTAGTAGGAATGGCAATAACTTGGAAGTCATCTCCGCCATACTTATCTTGAAGCCACTGTAGGATTTCCATCTGGTTAGCGTTACCGCAACCAACTGTAGTGTTTACTAATAGACCAACCTTGCCTTTAAATTGATCTAAGAAATTTGGGGCTTCATCAGCCGAGTTAAGCGGGATATCGTAAATTGATTTCATATTCTGTATTATACACTATTTTTAAAATTCGGCGGAAAATAGAGGGTAACAAACCTTCCCCTGCCCTACACGGGCACTATTGGTTAGCATCCATCTCAGGCTTCCAAATAATAAGACAATTCTTACAAGTAATACCTTCATCCCGCATATACCATTTGTGGTTACAATCTAATTTATAGGTATGAGTCTTATAACCTTTTTTCTTGGTTTGCTCTCTAAATTTTCCTGCTGGATCATGGACATGGCAAAAACCACTGGTTCTCCATGCTTCTACTAAGATTGGGCATGGTCTTTTCTTCTTCGTAATGGCGTTGCACTTACTCATGGCTGGTGCCTTTTTCTCATTGGTTTTTTTAGAAAGCTGTCTAAGCTTTTTGAGCTCTCTCTTTCTAGCTGGTGTTAAGATATTTCCAGCACTGTCGTATTTTACAGTATTGTATTTATTACTTTTTGTTCTGACTTGTCTAATTGTCATCAAGTATCCTATAAGTTTTAGAAATTTTAAGTAGACAGTTTATACTCATGTCTAGGAGATATTTTTATTCTATTTCTACTTCTTCAAAAGGGTCAAATGCTTCAAACCCTTCAGGATCATGCTTTTTTACTATATCTCTGATTTCTTGGATACTAACTTCAGTCATGCCACCTGAGTGCTCAGGCCAGTACGCTGCTGTTAGTATATCTTTTGTCATTGTTGTCATGTATTTCTCCTTTTCAATCTAAGTGTATCAAATTTAAAAGGGTATGTCAAGCACCCTATTTATGCGGGGAAGTCAAGAGATACTTACTTCTAAGTTCTAGCCAAGTATTAAGATCATGAGGATAGTCAAAGTCTTCAGTCCAATCATTTATATTTATATAAGCAAACCTATGCTCAGGTACAAATATGTCTCTTGTTTTCTTAACACCTAGTAGGTATCGCAATAGGGTCCATCCTGCTGGTAGTGGAGTATCTTGAACAACACGCCTAAATATAATATTTTTTAAAGTTTGTAGCATTACCTTATTAAAGTAACCAGCAAAGGAGAAAGCAAAAATCTCTCCCCAAGGCTTTCCAGTTATCTCAGACTTCTTGTCACGTAGGAAAAAGCACCATTTTCTGTTATTGGTAGCAATTATTTCCACTGCCTCATCTGTAAAATAGACATCACCATAGACAATTATAGTCCTATCATCAGACCATTGTTCATGAGAAGAAAGAAACTTGTCCATGTCCTTATGCTTTTTACTTTTTTTAGCAATGTAGGATGAAGTTCCAGGTATATCAGGTAAGCCACCATCAGATACTATAACAATATCATCTGTATATTTAAGGAATTGCCTTACAGTTCTTTCAACTAAGACTTCACCTTCAATAACAACCATATGCTTGGTAACATTTTTATTATTATTCCATCTTGAGCCTTCACCAGCACATAAGATTAACACTCTCATAAATTATTTTTCAGATATGATCTCAACTGTAGGTTTATCTTTTTCAGGAGAATTTGCGGGGTAAAAGAAAACAACTCCCGTTAACGCTATAACAAGTATAAGAGCTAAAACACTTATAGGTCTGTAGTCATTCATGATGATAGCCCCATTCTAAGATGATTCTTACATACGCCAGAAACAGAATATACTAGGTCTTCTACCACAATGTCATTATACTCTGCTGGCTTATCGCAGTAATAACATTGTTCGGTTAAGATTTCCATATATCCATGATACCACACAGCCAGAGGTTTGAATACCCTGACAAATTAGGTAAAGGCTAAGGTTTGTTAAGTAAAGGCTAAGGTTTTAATGGCATTACAGCATCACAAGGACAGATAATAGACTCTGGAAGGTCATGAACCTTGGTTGTAATGACAATAGATGTAGCACATTCTGGACACTTATATGTATTTTTCATATAGCTATCATACCATGATTGGGGAAAAGATTTGCTCTATCGTAATGTTTATTTAGGAGTTATCCACAGGTTATAGGCATGGTTTGATAAAGTTATCCACAGGTTTATCCACAGATAGATCTTACTGATATTTTTTAGATTTATCTTTGAGTGGAGGAAAAGGGAGGGAAGTGGAGTATGGAGCATTTAGACAGAAGGGTTCGTAATGTCCAAGACGTTCAAACCCCCTACCACAAAACCTTTCCTTTGTCAAACCTTTACTTCCAAGCTGTGGAGTATACCATTCAAACCTCTATTTGTCAAACCTTTATAGCTAAAAAACCCTATACAAATCTGCTCGAAATGTCCAATTAATTAATAAAAAGAATATAAAGGTTTTATAAATATCTAGAAACCAGGGAAAAAGGTTTGTTATTCGTAATGTGTTTTATAGTGTAGGATTTGGTATATCTTTTGATCCCCCGCTGCGGGGATGTATGATAATCCTGGGACTCATTGCGATGGCGGGGGATAAATAAAGAGAGTTCGTAATGTCAGTAGTATAAGATACAATACAAAACCTTTATAGCTGGTTTGAAGGTTTGTCTATGATTGGGGAAAATTATTTGAAGGTTCGTAATAAAGTTCTGGGAAAAATTAAATTGGGTTCGTAATAAGGTTTTAAGGTTTGATGGTTTGATAAATTTGCAAAAAAAATCCCGGGGTGCCCCGAAGGGCCACACCCAGGCAGCTAAAAATTATTGGTGTGGAATACTTTCTATCAGATGATCAAGATCTTCAAACCCTGTATCATCAACGTCCATCTCTGCTAATAATAATTCCCATGTTTCTTCGACATAACGTTGCCCATCAACCTTAGCCATTACTAAACCTTCGGAATGGAAGTATGCTATTGGAAAACCTATATCGTTGAACTCAATAAATTCTTTATACTCTTCTTCATACCTTACAGCAAAATCTTTTAAGATGTCACATTTAAGATAAAAGTCTGTCATGGTCATATCCTATTCTCTCTTGTTCCATTATATCATCTTGGAATTGTGCTGACTCTAATACTTCTAGTGACCGCTTAAATAATAGAAGTGGTATTGCCTTTGCTAGGTAGTATCCTACCTTTTCTAGATCAAGAGTAAAGTCTGATAACAATACCGAGATTTTTTGAGCAACCTTTTCCTCTTTGGTGGTATGGGTACTACGACTAATTCGATACATGTTTTCCTCTCCTGTCCATTATAGCAAATAAAAGAGAGAGGCGCAAGTTCACCACAAGCATGCGCCCCTCATCTTTATATTAGCGAGAGGTGACCCGTTCCCCTTGCTTTAGGGCAGTAAGACTGGTATTATCGACAAACTTACCATTCTTACGAAGTACAAGACGTTGAGACTTACCGTAACGGGTATCCCATGTTTCTAGGTACGGGATTGTTTTTGCTTTTGATTTCTTAGCCATTTGTTTCTCCTTAGTTAGTTAGTGATAGATGAGGTGCATATGCATTAATAAATGCGTTAAATTCAACTGGGTGGATATCAGTAACAGTATTATTAACAAAGTCAACAACAATGCTTTGCTCGCCAAGGTCCCATGACTCATTGTTAATTGCATAGATTCCAAAACCGTGCTCGTCTAGAACACTGTCTTGAATAAGATAACTAATCATCATGCGGGTGGCATATGAAGAGTCTGACCAACGGGCCCTTGAATGTGTTAGGGCTGCAGCGATATCAGGTTGCCAGTCTGTCTGGCCCCAATGACTATATAGTACTACACTAGGCCCTGACTCTGAGTCTTTAAATATAAAGTTAATACGTGCTCCCATTAGTTCTCCTCATCATAACATCCGCAGCATTCTGTGCAGATCTGTTCGTCATCTTTGTAGCAGTTAGGGCACATGTACTCTGACATATTCATATCAGGGTCCTTGCACCATTCACATATGGCAACGCATAGTTCGTCGAATGTATACTCAGATAATCGCTTATCTAATCTATTCGTCGTCATCTTCATCGTATGGGTCTGAGATGTATTCTTTCTCCAACATCCACTCCCTGATATCCTCGTGAAGTGACTCCGAACCAAACTCCATAGAGAAACCCATGCCGTTTTCTACAGCCTCACATAGGTGCCCCCACATTTGCTCCTCTGTTACATTTACTTTATACTCAGCGTCGCCTAAAATACTTTTAACAACATCCCATGTCCATAGCCATACTAAGGACGGAAAGAGGTCCGTGGATTCTAGAAGGGATATACATTGGTTTAGTTTATCTTTATCAGTCGGATTCATAGTGGTCAATATCCCCTTCGAAATCAATAACTACCTTAGTAATTGTGCCTTCCTCGTCTGTATGAACATAGACAGGATATAGTCCGTCACCAAGTCCAGTACTGAATACCACAGCAGTAGCAGTTTCTAATTGCCCATAGTTCTTAGTAAGAGTAGTAGCGCTAGCACCCTGATATGAGTACTGGCCTACTTTGCCTTCGAGATTCCATTCTTTAGTTTTGTCATCATCCCAGTTATCAAGGTAGGCAGGGTCGCCAACCATTGCTTGCCCTGAGTCAATTGCTATCATGCCAGCGTAGTGTAGGTCTAGGTCTAGTGTTATTTTTTTGGTCATACTACAATTTTACTCCTCATCCTCATCATTGTCAAGTTCATCATCTGCTGGGATAACTAAAGCTTGAACATCATTTACCCAAGGCCGTTCAGTAATAAAATATCCAATCCGATTAACAAAACTATAACCAGACCAGATATACGTGCCTCCATCATCACCATCCCCATAAGTCCAAATAACGTTATCATTGGCCCCCTGTATAAAAGTTAGTTCATCTCCATATGTTTCAAACATATAGCCATACTCTCCATCGCTAAATGAAGCATTCTCGTCTATATGATTAGGTATTGGCTTGTAGGTATCAAACCATTCATCATAGTCCATTTCAATTAGGATACTCATACTTTACCCTCAATGTTAATAGACTCACACTCTTTACAGGTGGCTTCCTCTGGTTCATGATACTCTTTATAGATTACATCTATCATCTCACCGCTTTCGTCATACTCGGCTTCGTTGTAACTGTTCTCACAGTAAGTAAAGAATTTAGTGTTACCACAATCTAAACACTTAGGCATTATATTTCTCCTCAATATTTTTACGGTCAATACTTAAATTATACGTTAGGCAGTACATATCTGTCAAGGCCTGTAGGTACCCCTGATGATAATCATCTGATTCATCATACTCATCTTCTTCTAATGGGTCCCCGTTTTTAGCAGCCTCCCATATTTGTTCAGTAATAAGCATTAGATTCTTTAGTTCACCATGCATGATATCAATTAATGGAATAGAGATATCTTCTAATGCCTTAGTTAAATGGTCAGGTATAAAAGGATACTTATCGCTCATTGATATACTCCAAGTAATGATTAGATACGTTGATAGCACCTTCTAAGGCAACTCTATCATTAGCCCAACGACCAGAGTTTTTAATTGTCTCTAAGTCTTGTTCCATTGATACCTTATGTATGTTTATATACTCAGTTATTGTTTTTAGGTCCATATACTAATTATAGGGGTTTGAATTGATTTTTACAAGCGGCGTAGGTGTGATACTGGTCACATCACTATGGTGTGAGGCAAAGATAGAACCTGGTAGGACATGTGTGTTTAATTTAATAATGGCCTGGTGAGGGCACGGACAAATCGGGGTAGCAATATATTCATCTTTCCAATAAGTAGTAAACTCCATAAGAGTATCACACTCAGTACAAAGAAACTCATGCTTAGTCCAGTGGTTTGAAAACATTAGTCAAAGTACCCTTCTGCCCATAGGCCTTGTAAGAATTCGTGAGCGGTAACTAAATAATTATGAATAGCAGGATTCTCATCAGCATTGATTAACAGATCAGCAGAGCCAACTCCATAAATCATATTATCTAAATCTTCTTTAGTATAGCCAAGCATAATTCTCCTTGTGGTTTGTGGTATATATTAATTATAGCGCAGGGGTCTGACAAATGCAAGGTTTGGGGAAATGGTTAACTCTATCGTAATTAGAAATTGGGAAAAATGTCATCTTACCGTAATAAGGTTTGTAAGAAAATGTTATAAAAATATCAATCCCGGGCTCTTGCGATCTGTATCGGACTTGAACCGACGACCTCTACCGTGACAGGGTAGCGCTCTAACCAACTGAGCTAACAGACCTAATGGTGAGCAGTTTGAAATCATGCTCAGGATTTTTTGTTAGGCTAACGCCATAACATTTTGAACAACTTTTAGCAAACGATTTTTTTCTGCGTTGATAGCAGGATCAAATCCACTTGCGCTTGCGAGCATAGATTCGTTATTACCACCACGAGCAGAACGATACCAGTCAAGGCGTTCGGTAAGAGCGTTAAACGCACCCCACGCATTACCAGCAATCATTCCATTAAACTCACCAGTGTAAATATCATTGACCATGCCAACTTTATTTTCCCACTTTTTGATTGAGCCCTTAGAATCCTTGTCGGGCTTAGGATAAGCAGCAAGAATGATGTCATTGAATGACTTAGCATTGACTTCTTTTTCGATCATAGCCTTAGCCATGATGTCGAATTCGTCCATATACTTGTTAGCCATGCCAAGAGTTTCACGAGCAATTTGTACTTTGCCGTTAGCAGTTTGAGTATGGCGAATCTTGAAAGATTGCTTGACACCATTCTTTTTCTTGATTGAACCAAGAGCAAGGTTGAGAGTGTTAGCGCATACAACACGAACTGGCGTGATACTTGCTTGAATAGCAATCGAGCCGTCATGTGATGTGTTGATGAGCAAATAAGTTTTAACCTTATCGGCAACACCATTAGGGTCAAGAATTGTTTCACGCTCTAGTGCTAACGCACCGAATACGACACGACCACCCTTGATTGAGCCAGCAGTTTCCCAACGACCACCGCCGTCTAGGATATTGTCACCGAATGAGAATAGATCCTCATTTTGTAACGGGTGATAACGTTCGCCAACGATACCAAGAATATCGGTTTGAGTGTTATCTGTGGGATTAGTTCGCAAGACATATTGGTACGCCTTGTCGCTTGCTAGATGTGCTGGGGTTTCCAAATCCTCAAGACGAACATTCCACCCATTAAGGTTAGCAGCAGCCAACATTTCTGATGTGGTTTTTTCCTCTGTGAATACAGTACCCAATCCATGCCAAGCGGGTTCACGGAAAGAAGCGAATGAAGCCTTGCCGTTTTGTGTTTCGATGTCATGTGCCATGAGTTTATTTCCTTTTCTGTTGTTGAATCTTAAGTATAGCAGGATAGACTGACAAATACAACCTAGGACAGTTAAGCATGGACAATCTGGACATTTTTCTAGGTGATCTTAATCACAGCTTATAAACTTGACAAATCAAAAATGTTTGCCCCGGGATTTGTGAAGCAGTTTAAGGACGTGCTCAGGTCCATTAGTAGCCCCCTACTAAATATCTATGCGGTCAATCGTTCCCGAAAGATATGTGATTGGTTCGTCATATGAAATAGAATCAAGATCAAGATCATGAATTGCGTTCATGGCCTCTTCTAAATTCTTAGCGTTGACTGTCATTGAATATTGAACTGATACTTCTAATTCAAATTCTTGTGTTAATTCAAAACCAGCAATATCGGCAATCTCTTGCGCTTCTGCTTCATTGATTGAAGCCTCTTCCAATGCGTTCATAGTCCATTTGTGAAGGTCATCCCGTAGTTTTTGTAGGGTGCCTGCTGTGTCATAGTCACGCTGCGCTAAGCGCTGGGAATGTAGAACTAAATCATTAATTCGCTCCTCTTGCTTAGCGATAGTGGCCTTAAGAAAATCCTCTGTTGCGATTGCTGTTGTATTCATGGGCTATTCCATTTCCTCTGTTAGTTGATTCATTTCTTTCATTGTAGCAATCATGTCTGACATATCTGATTCTGATAAGCAAATAGATGAGACAAGTGTTGCTGTTAGGGCTGATAGTGAGGCACTATATTTAAATAGTAATTGAGCAAACTCATCATTTTCCATATGCTCATGATTTTTAAAAATAAATTGCGCTAAACCCATTAGTTCATGATCGAATAGGGCTTCCTCTGTTGCTTCTTTAATTGCTAGCATTGTGCTAATCATTGGGCTACCTTTCTAAAGTTGTGTGTTGAGCAGTTTAGCATGTCATGCTCAGGACATTATTTAATTGTTTATAGGTATTCGGATACTGCGTTGTAGGTTGAGGTATTTACTGTTTCCTCATCTGTCATCTTTAGAATACGAATTGCGTTTGACAATTCCTTCTTAGACTCACGATAAGTGCTGGCATGAATATACTCGAACTCACGCTCAGGCTCTACTGGCATATCGCTTTCTTTAACTGTTAAGTCAAAGTCAACATTGAGTGTGTTGTTGTATGAGCGATAGTTAGTGCGAAGGTTAAAAGACTTCTTTACATTTGCCATAGCAAACTCAAAGACTTCTGCTTTCCACTTTTCTACTGCTTTGTCATACTTTGCTTCATTAACTGCTTGTGTTGCGTAGTCTGCTTCTAACTTAGCAAGAGAGGCTTCTAGTGCTGTGATGATTTTAAGTGTTGGTACTTTTACATTTATTGCTTTGTTTCTAGCCATGTGTTTCTCGTTTCTGTTTGTGGTGTATTTATATTATAGGGGGTTGGTCTGACATTTTGGTGAGCCTTTTGGTATCTTGCTCAGGATAGTTCACGCCACTTATTTATAGTGCCTGTACGCTAGGCACTTAGTAATTAGATTACTTTGCTGTCCAAGTTGTGTAACGGGTTGTGCCATTTACATCTAACTTTACTCGGACATTACCATTTGCTTGTGGGTCAATGGATACAATCGTTCCTGTAACCTTTGACTTTTGAGTTGTGTAGGTGTCGCCTACATTGTAGAGAGCAGTTGCTACTGTCATTTTGTTTTCCTTTTCTGTTTGGTTGATATTTTAAGTATAACATTTCCTACTGACATTTATCAAATTATTACCTAATAATCTCAATATATGGAATTGTTATTTGGTTATACCTAAGTATGACAGAAAATCTAGGAAATGTCAATTCGTATCGTAAATCGGGGAAGTGATAAATCTCACACTTAATAGGTTTGACAATCATTGGGGTTGGGGGGCCCGGGCCTGCTTTCGCAGGGTATAGCTAATTACTCATCATCCTCAACATAAACATATAGCGAAATTAAATCGTCATGTTTGAAATTAACAATATCTTTTTCACCAAACTCATCAATAAATTCAATTTGGTAATCATCTCCGTTATTAGTATCATTAACTCCAATAACTTCAACAACATCATCCTCAACGCCAATTAAATCATTAAGCATTAGTTGCCCAGGCGTTAGACGATCAGCAAAAATTAATTCCATAGGTTTCATTGTAGCATTCATTTTATTCCTCATCTACTGGATCAATAAACCAATTAAGGTGGTGTTGTTCAATAATAGCCCATGCTGGTGCTTGAGTCAATCCACGCCAGCGTATCTGAAAGTCACCAACCATAGGCATATCAATTACACGCTCATAGTCCTCATCATATGCAGCATCTATTGCTTCAATACAAGGGGCAACCATTTCAACGGGTACTGGTGGATAATGATTACCCTGTAAGTGATAACGCAATTGCGTTTCTAAGTCTAAGGTTGTGTCTGCTAATCCAATTGCTGTTACTGATCCCATTATTTATACCTCTACGCCTTCATTGTTGTAAATAGTTAATTCTTTTATGTCTGCAACATAAACATTATCTTTATCTATTCCATATTTTAATTGGAATTGAAAAACATCAATAGCCTCATCATAGTTTTCTGCTTCTACATCTATGAAAGTGTTAAACTCAAATCTTGCCATTACTTTACTCCTACTGTTCCGTTGCGGTGAAAGGTCTTAGTGAACATCTTACCCGTTGGGTCTGACAAGTTATAGGTAGCGTATTCCTTAGCAGTGCCATGATCAACGCATAGATTCCAAGCATTTACAATTTCCAAGAGGTCTGCTACCTTTAAGGTATTGACCAATTCTCCGTCATACGAAGTGGTGAGTGAGTAGTTATATTCCATTAGTTTCCTTCTTTCGTAGTTGATATTTCTGATACTACCATGTCGTACTGACAATCGCAGGGTTCTGAGTAATCAAATGAGCAGAAATAGCAACCCATCATTTCATCGCATACACGGCACTGATACTTAAACTGTACTTCATCGCAACAATAATGAGATATATCCCAAATTAAGTAGTGATCTGTCTTATCTATAACTGAAGCCATAGGGGGCAACCTTCTTTCTTTTTCTTTATACTGTAAGCCTACCATGGGTCACTGACATTTTTCTACGACACGCCGTAAACTGGGAAAATATTTCGGTGTGTTTAATCTCACATCGTAAATCACCCTGTGTATAATCTGTGGATAAACCCGGGCCCACTTTCACTGGGTTATAAATAAAATTATAAGAAAAATAAAAACATATAACCAATGGTTCATTTTATTATTTCTTAGTGGCAGAAAAAATAATATCACTCTTAGAATAAACGCAAAGTGAACATGACACGCATGCAGATCCTGCAGCGCTGATCAATGGAATTTGTTTATTATTCTCAGGACATTTAGCAGCAGGCTTACCAATCATTTCTTTAAGATCTGCTTGACCTATAGCAAAATTCTTAGCAAGGTATGCCATACGGACCCCGCTATTAATTTTTAGATCAACAGCAGTTTTAACATTCTCACTATCAGCAGAAAAATACAGTGATAGGTTATCAATATCTTTTAGAATGAGAGCAGCAGATTTAACACGAGTGTAAACCCAGAATTGTACATCCGCATTAAGTTTAATTACATCGGACCATGCCGTAGTGTAAGTATCATTAAAGAAGTCACCGTCCCAGTGGATACGAAATAACATAGGCGCATTCTTTTTTACGCAATCAGCCTTAAAATCAGCAATCATTTCACTGATCAAATTAAGCATAGTTAAGTAATCAGCATTACGCAATAGTTCCCAATTGTGTAGCAGGTTAACTTTTACAGAAGGAAATACCTTTTCTAGTTTTCCCGCATAACAGACACTCTCGCAAACAGACGTTGCGCCAGGACAAGAATAAGCCTTTCCAGCGGGTAGGCCGAACGTGTTCGCAATTGCGGCTTGCTTTCCATTTTTTGTGACAAGGTTAGCGACCTTTCTATCGTTAGAACGTTTTAGTTTAGTAGTCAAGAGAGAGGCTCATTTCTAATACACGATCTTCATGGGTAATAGAATCTGCTAATTCATTTAGCCAGCAGTGATCACACATAGGCATATGCTGATCAACAGCATTTTCATTACACTTAGGACAGGTAGTAGAATAGAATTCATCAAAGAATTCATCGTTTTCAAATGTCATGGGGGCACGACCTTTCTTAGTTGTTGTTATCTTTTAATTCTAGCATAGCAGACTGACATTTTCTACCCTTGCGAGTATAAGTCTTTTTAGAAGGTACAGCAGAGGCAGCATTAGAACGGCGAAGTTCCATAAGTCTGCGTAATTCCTCTGGAGTTTTTTTCATATAACTATCTTAGCACAATTGGGGAAAAATATCAAATAGACGTAAAGTGTTAAATATCACATGTGATAAATATCACTGCGCCCCGGGCCGTGCTAGCAGTTTTAAATCTTGCTAAGGATTTTTATTTTACTTTTTTATTCTTTCACTTCGCAAAGCAACTTGTAGTCTGCGAATTTCTTTTTCTAATTGGATATTGCGTTGCCAAAAAGCAATCATCATTGTAAGCGATCCAGCTAAAGCAATTACAATTGCAATTAGTGTTCCGTTATCTAAAATCATTTAGACATCTCCAATTCTTTATAGCAAGCAATAGCAAATCTGTTTGCGTCAAATCTTTCGTTATCAGTTTCGAACATTAAAGAAAATTCATCTACCAAATCAGCAAATAAAATTTCTCCTTGCTCATCAAAAACAGATGTAGCAAAATAATTGCTAAGAATTTGAGCAGTAGCAACATAGTCTTTACGGGTCATCATTAGTTAGCCACCTTTAGAATAGCATAAGTGCCGTGTTCATTTACTTTATCAAGTGCTGGCTCTAAGGCAGGCACTATAAATTTATGTAGCACTGATTCTAAAAGTTGAATTTGATCTAATTCGCTAAGTGCTAAGAATTGTTGTGCTACTGGATGAGTTTCATCAAACTCGGTTACGAACTTTAGTGAGTGTTCTATTGATATTGTCATTTTATTTCCTATTCGTTAGTTGGATTCGGGTGTATTAAATAATTGTATATCTTGGCACTGACAAGGCTCGACATGGTAGTCCTCGCCCATACCAAAAAAGATTAAGCCAGTTGAGTAGCAGTCCTCGCAGGGGATTGTTAAAACTGAGTTTATCATTATCCACCTACCTTAACGGCAACAGTTGCCCAAAAGTTTTTAATTCCACGAGTTGAGCGAACTTCGATTGCGTATGCCTCAAACTCTGATCCGTACCAGACATCTGGGCGTGGTGTTGCGTATTGGATAACGCCTTCATCATGGCGATTGTGTGAGCGATAAGTCTTGCCGATTAGCAAGTCCTCGATTGAGTATGGTTTTACTGACATTAGTTGTCACCTTTCTTTATTTCTTTAATTGTAGCGGATAGGACTGACAAAGCCTGAGCCTTGCTTGCGTTGCGTTGCGCCTGTATTAGCGCCTTATATTCCTCTAGTGTCATTTTTGACCTTTCGTTTAATTGCTTACTATGTAAGTCTATACTATTAGACTGACAAAATCAAATTAGAAATGCTAACAATTCGGACATTTATTAAATTATTTTTGTGATCATTCTCACATTGGGAAAAATTATGTAACAATTTAATAACGATCTTAACTATTACGGCGTGTCGATTTGACTTTTGCGCCCCGGGCCCTATTCTTTAGAAAGTAAATATAAAAAACGAAAAGCAAAAAATAAAGTTAAGAAAAATAAAGCTCTGCCGTCAGTGAAAAAAGTTAAGTCCATTTTTCATTCTCCAATTCCGTTAAGTATTTTTTCTAATTCTAAAAGTTGATCATTAGTTAAATGATCTAATTGTATTGCGTTAGCAAATCCAAATAAATCTATTTCCATTATTCCACCTCTTCATTTTCTCTAATAGCGTCCTCAAAATCTAATAGCGATTGGTGATAAGCAACAGGGTCGCACTCTCGCAAAATCTGTGAGGCAGAAAAAGATAAGTTACCAATTTCAAAAGGCTTATACGATTCGTCTAGCATGTCATCAAACCATGATTTAATTTCAAAAGCGACATCAAAATCTAACATTATTTATCTCCTCTAATAGTTCCGTTAATTGACAATATGTCACACTCTACTTTTAGAGATGTGTTTTTATTAAGGCGTGAAGGTAGCGCAGAAAGAAAATCTAGTACCTGTTGCTTAGAATAGAAAGGCATTTTCTTAGTGTTGCCGTTATATGAGGTTAGTGTAAGTGTTATCATTATTTTTTCTCCATTACTTTAATTATGACATCTAAATCTTTTTCGGTAAGCAATACGCTTGCGCTACCCCATAGGGCTGCGTGTGCGAGTACGCCATGAGCCTCTTTTGCTAAGGCATAAGCCAAATCTCTTTTATCGTGGATACTCATTATTTACACTCCTGACATGTGAACTTAGTGAACTTTTTATCTTTAGCAAATACCTCTAAGTAATTATCATTACAATTAGAGCATGCGATTAGTGCGGTAGTAGCACGGCGGTATAGGTGAGGCTCTAGTACGGATAACAGGGCGTTATCTATAACCTCTTGAGTTTTTAGTATAGTCATTTTTGACCACCTTTCGTTTTCGTTATATAGCAAGTTTAGCATTAGGGTCTGACATTTCTGCCCATATCGGCAGGGTATCCAATGTGATACTCATCACTCCCAACTCCGATTCGTGGCATACACGATACGATTGCTGGGGGTATATTCGATCTCCTCTAGATTAGTTTCTAGGATTGTACCCTTTAGGGCTAAGAGGTCTAGGTACTCATTAGCCTGTATCTCAGAATTAAAGATAACCCCTAAGCAGGTACTAAACTCTTTCATGAGAGGATAAGCAGGGTTAGGGTTATATTCCATGCGATAGGATAATTTATATCCTTTTTCTTTTAATGTAGTCATTTTGACCACCTTTCTTGTTATTTTCTTACTCTGTAAGTCTAACAGAGGGGTCTGACATTTTCAGGGGTACAATCAGAACAATTCGGACATTGTGACATAGAACACATGTGAGGAATATCACAAGAACGGGGGAAATTATAACAATTACGTAACAATTTTATTTTTATCGGTGTGTCGACTTGACAAGGGCCCGGGATCTTTTTTGCCAATGAAAGATGTCCGATTTATTAGCATTTGTCGTGTGAGGTTTATCACATAAATTTATTACACGATTACGGCGTGTCGTGTTGATTATGTCAGTGCCCCCTGCTATACTTGCCATATAACAACAACGAAAGGACATAAAAATGTCACTTACCCTATATCCCGTTAATCAGTACTATTTAACTGATAACACCCAATTTATCCATTGTGGCGAGATCCAATTCCGTCACTATTGCGATAAGCACTTTGAGGCTCAAGGTTGCTACTTCTGCGAGTTTGACTACGCTCAGCCTTGCGAGTGTGACGAGTAACACATCGGACACGCCCCCAAAAGGGGTCAAAATGTCAGTACCCCCTGCTATACTTCCATTATACAAACTAACAAAGGACAGAAAATGAACCCATTTACAGCACTTATTGACTGGATTGACGAAAGCGCAGACTTCATGGCACCAGTAGGAGCCTTCATTGGCGTAGGTATCGCTATCGCACTATGCTTTATTAACGGGGGTAACTAAATGAATAAGTATGAACTAAGAGAAAAAGCCGTTACTTTGGCTAAAGAAAATTACGGTACAGATAAATACGCTGTACTATGGGGAGCAGCACAAACGTTCCTCACAGAAAAAGATCTACAAATTATTATTAGTGTATTGGAGAAAAAATAAATGATAAACGCAACATTGACCAGTGTCACAGGTGGCACAAAAGTTATGAATTTTATTAGCAAAGAACATCTGATTGAATTTATTGATAAGTACGCAGAAATTCTACCAATTGGCAAGGCTGTAAATATAGACGCACCTCTCGCAGGTATTCACAGCGGTTGGATTCATGGCAAGGCTAAAGAAATTTAAAACGTGCTCACTATTTTTTAGTGTTTAGGTTTTTTTAAATCTGTATCATACACAACTACAAAATATTCAGATTTTAGCTAATTTGGTTTTTCAAAATTTTATTCAGAATTGTGCTACAATAAATCTATGAACAAAGACCACTATACTCCTTTAGACATTGCAAATGATGAACTTGATGCAGCTAATGATTTAATAGACGCAGAAAACCTTGCTAAAGAAAAATTAAATGGCAATCCTAAATAACCTTGAATACTGCTGGGATAAACCAGAACCACAATACGAAAGTCTGGCTATGAAAATATTTTCAGATTTTTGTTGTAATGGATGTAGCTGTAAATCCGAATCAGACCATAACAAATAAGTTTTTAAGGTGCTTCGTATCTTCCATAATACTTATAAATCTCATATGGAATAACAGTCGAATCAACCCACCAGTCTTCATGGCCTATCTTGGCAACTAAAGAATATCCAAGGTTATTTAAAATCTCTCTTTGAGCATCACGCAGTGAGGCATTCTTGTAATTAATAACATACTCATGTTCGAAAGAAATCACGGTAAATCGATATCTGGATAATGGCAGGGCAATTAAACCATTCAATGGTGTTCCAATAGGAGCAAGAGGTCTTCCACCTTTATCCATAGGAGATTCAATGTCAATTTGGAGATAGTCTATTTGCTTTGGAAAGTTATTTTCTTCAAAATACTTTAGATAATCAAATTTTGTAGCGTCTTGTAGCAAACAAGGGTTTTTTCGAACGGTATTGTAATCTTCAACATTTCTTTCGTCTAGATCAAAACCAACTCCAGTCCAATCATACTCAGTCTCCATTTTATAAGTAGTATTTCCACCTATTGGACCTGCTGATCCCATCTCTACATAGTATCCATTTTTCTTATATTCTAAGATGTCTAAAGCAAAAGTGTCTGAGGCTTGCATCACATTACCTTTTCCTATCATGTATGTGTTAAGCTCTTGCCTGGTCATATTATTTATTTTATCTATACGTGGATCCATCATGTTCCTCTATTTCGCTAAAGAGTTCTTTATTTAAAAGAACTGGACTATCTTTTGATCCTTTTACAAAGCATGTTGAAAAATATCGTGGTAAGTCATCAATAACAGGCAGGTTTTTATGTAAAATATTTCCACCATGCATAACCAATGACCTGGCTTTAGGTTTATGTACTATTCCTAACTCAGAATACTCTAGCTCTCCACCTTGGTATTCATCGTTATAGTATATGCATATGCCGTATCTAATGTGGTGTGGCTCATCGTATAACCAGTAATCCCTATGTTCCTGGATTGCTGCTCCTTGCCTATACCGTTGAAGTGCAACACTTCCTACATAGAGCAATGAGTCAAATAATCCTTGTACCTGGTTATCTATTTCTTTAAATACTTCTGGTTTCTCACCGTTATATTGTTTGCCATAGAAAAATCCATTTTTATAATCATCATTAACTGATAACCACCATTGCTCTTCATTTAACTCTGATGAAAACTTTAGTATTTTTTGTTGTTGCTCAATAGTAACAAAATCTTCAACTTCATAAATATCTGGGGATAACCTATTAATTTTCATATTACCACTTCCCAATCGGACATTTAGCATTTGCTAACATAGACTTAGCAGCCATAAAACATCCACATTTCTTACATGTTTGAGTTTTAGGCCTAAACCAATCACAGGTTTTACAAATATCCAAGCGAGTCTCTTTTATATCTTTTTCAACTCTCGGGGAACCATTGATTAAATCAAAAGGTGTTACATCATCCATATACTTATTATAGCCTATAGGAGAGGCTAGGAGCCTATTTAAGACATGTTTGGATCTTTGATCCATATGTTGTCTAGGGGAGGGTTTGTTATCTCTATTTTCGGCGACTTCTATATCCCGTCGAAATTAAAATCTTATATAATG